GATGTAGCAGAATTATGGGGATTCTTTGTGTCAGACGTTGCGTCTACACTGCATGTAAGTTCAAATACTATCCTGTCTGCACCAATGCAACTGATCTCAGGTAGAATTGACACTGCTTTTTGGAACGCATGGCTCAACGACTGTGCTATAGCTTGGGCTTTAGAGGAGGAAGGAATTGACGTTGGTAAGAAAGCAGACTACGTCGTAGAAGGAGATGACAACACAATGGGCACAGAATCAAAAGAAAGTATCTAATAGGTTTAGAATCATCTAGCTTCACTAGGGTTCAACGCAACTATCAAAATAACTACAGATATCGAGGACATAAGCTTCTGTGGATTAAAATTTTGGCGGATGAACAAGGGCGGGAAAACAATCCTCACACACTACAGGGACGTTAAGAAAACTATGCTCAAATTAGGATTCACAGGACAATAAGCAGGAAGAAGCAATGACTATTTAGTTTTAATAGTCTTTGGCAAAATGCAATCTATGAGGCAACAATATGGCAATACACCAATTATCAATGAATTAGCTGAGACGATTGAAGAATCTGTGAGACAAATGTACCCTGAAGTATGTAAGAAGCACACATACCTGTAAAAGAAATGGGAACGCTTCGAGGAAACATCACCAGATGAGGCAAAGAACATCAAAGGTGGCTACAACAGAGATGGTAGCATTACAACGGACCGAGGCAAAATGGCGAAAGTCGCAAAGTAAATCTAAATGACACCAGAAATATATCAGGTAGATTACGTTGCAAGCACAGACTTCGACCATGACCGGTTCATGAAGAAATACGGCGCAGATCTAAGAAGAGCTATTGAAGCTATACGCAAACAAGGACAGTACACAATCATGTACTAACGCGACTATCCGTAAATCTTCGGAGACCCAGAAAAAGTCACAAAATCGAAAACCATGGCCGAGATCAACCAACCCTACGTCTATCACTACGACGGACTCCCAGACACATTCTCATAAATGACTCAAACCACTGAAATGGTAATTAATCATATTATGCTGGATGCTGGAAGGTGGGTAAATTAAACACAGCCAACATCATCGAACATGAACATCGACGAGACAGAAGTAGCAAAATTCGTAGAACTATTGTAAGCACTGACCAGAGATCTGGATTCAGCTACAAGTTGGTCCGACCGGATAACGATACTTAACGGGCACCAAGGCTTATTCGTCCCACACGCATTGTATTGGACGACCAAGAAGAAACAACAAAACAAGAGAGCAGACTACCAACGGGTTAAAGCAGGACCACATGATGATTATCCAATCACAGCATTGAACGTAACACCAAACGTTTGGGCAGCAATTTGGAAAAACAACTACAGAATCCTAGGGCCTCTGGCCAAACACTACATACCCGTAGCAATTGATTAAAGTATTGCATCACTGACACGTACACCACAAGGTGCAACCAAACAGGACAAGGACTAAGCGTAAGCCGCGAGAAGAATGACGGCGCACAATTAGAAACTAGGCTTGAACTGGGTGAGAAACTTACATGACTCCCCAGATGGTTATGCGTTATATGGATACAACCCCGAGTTGCTAGTTTTACAAACAAAACGTACCCCCGGAGTAAGATCAGGTGAACCAAACAATAGCTGCTATGCAGGATTTCTGCAAGACGTAATTGCACAAACGCAAAATTTGCAGAGTGAGGACACCGTAATCAATTCAGAAGCAACTGCATAACAAGCTCTCCAACAAGCACAAAACATTAAAGCAGTCACAAATGCATGTGCAAAAATCGCATTATCGTGGTATCATACTAATTACACGATAGAAGATCTTAAGAAAACGAACTTAGATCCAAGACCAATGTAAATTCAAACATTCACAAACTTTCCTACTAGCAAAGCACCTATACCATAAGCAATGCAAGAACAAGCTTAAGTCTCAAATGCAGCAGCAGTTCAGAAAATGCAAGGAATCGCAAATTATACTTACAGTGATGATGAAGATGATGATGTTTTCTA